TTTGCACTGAATTTACTATTAACCAAGAAAGATGTTTTTTCTGGTACATAGTTTATTTCAGTTGAGGCTGCCATACCTTCTGCTAAACCTATAGCAGATTTGTGGAAAGCCCAAACAGTTCTGTCGTTTGTTGATAATGTTAAGCCGCCTTCAGATCTATCACCTAGCACTACAATTTTAAAACCTAGTAATGCAGTAATTTCACCATTAAGCAGGGCTTTAATTGCAAAGTCATTGGATATTGCTCTTTCATCACCAAGTAATCCTGCCACGTTGTTAGCATGAATTACCATAGCACGATCTTCCGAAGGTACATTTTTAGCGTCAAGAGCTTTTTTAGCTGCAATCATCTTACCAATATTTAAGTTAGAAGATGTAGCAGTTCCAGACGTTACAACTGTTTTAGCCACTGTAGATGGACTTGATGCAGCAGTAAGGGCATCAATAATTAATTGATCTTGCCTTCTAGCGATAGCTTTTGAAACTACCTCTACAAGTTCCCTTCTTTCATCAAAGTTCACCTTTGCTTGATGGAATATATCGCTGTATTCTGCAGCGTTATAGTCCGATAGCGTTGTAGATACTTGAGAATAAGTTACATTTAATGGAGTTACATCTGTTTGGGGTATCCTAGCTGTAGCAACACCTTTACCGATTTTTGGAAACTTTACAGTAGTAGAGCCGCTAGCAGATTTGATACGACAAAGATCACGTAACTTACCTTCACCTTGGTAAGCTTGTTTGACCTCTGCATCAAACAGAGTAACAAAAGCATTACTTATGCTAATTGCCATTTTTTGTTCTCCTTATTACAAGTTTAATTGTTCAACTAATCTGCAGTTGTCTATCGGTAGGATAGGCTACAGTATAAAAATACTGAAGGCCCATAAAAAAAGGTTATCTTCTGTAATTTGAGTAATAAGATATTTTTTATTTTAATGCAAGTGTATAATGAAACCCTGGCGTTGCTTATGGTTTATGGTTCGTATGGTCCAGGGAAGGCTTTATTAAATAATTTTTCTACTCTAGCTGTGAAAGAAGGATCTTTACCATATCTTTTATCCGCTACCATTCCTTTTATTTCTTCTTTAGACATTCCTAAATCTTCTGAAGGCTCAATAGTTGGGATAGCTTTCTCTCCATAATAGTTTCTAATCTTATCAAAAACTTTTATTCCAAGAGCTGATCCTCCCATATAAGTAAATTCGTCAAACTCACTATCTGATAAAACTCCTTTGTCTTTTAAAGAAGTTCCCCACGTTAATAGCCCATTAATATGTTCATCTGCTTTGCCACCAAGAAGTTTCTTTTGTTCTTCCATATCTTTTTTAATTTTTTGATTAAAACTAATTCCGCTTTCAAGAAACACTTTAGCCAAATTATTAAAAGCTTCCTGGCTGATACCATTTTCTTTAGACCATTTTTGATAACCAACAAGTAATTCATCCTCCATATCAATATTATGTTCTTTTAATAATTCTGTTTCATATTCTTTGGGAGGCTTATGTTTTCCTTGGCTAAACTTTTTTTGTAGTTCGGCATAAGATTTAACCAATTCTTCAACATCTGGTCCTTTGTCATCATTCCAGAATTTTTCTGGAAAATAATCTGGCTTTTTAAATTCTACTTCTTCTTCATCTTTACCCAGAGTATCTTCTTTGGGATCTTGTGGAGCTATATGAGAAATAGGATCTCGATTTTCTGGAGCTTCTTCTTTTTTTTCTTCAGTTTTATTTACAGCCTCTTGGAGTAAACCTTCTGGTTTTTCTTCTTCTTTTATTTTTTCTTCTTTTACTTCTGCTTCTTGTATTGCTTCAGCCATAATACCTCCTATTGTTTTGTTGTGGCTCTTTCTATTCTATTTAAAATTTCTCTTATAATCATGTTTTGTCCTTCCCTAACATAACCAAAATTTGCAGGCACGCCAGGATACCAAGACTGGCCATCAACAGTTCTGGTTTTTAGATCTTTTAAAACCTCCATCCCTGCTGGAGTTGAAAAAGCTTTAGAATATAAAACGTCTTTTTTATTTTCACTATCCGATTGTGCTTCTAAATTTACAAAATCTAAACTATCCCAGCCATCTTCAGTGAAGTTCACATTTCCATTTTTTTGTTTTATCATTATGGTGTTACCTTTGCTGCTGCATTAACTTGTTCTTCTATATTTTCTGGTGTAGCTGCTTGTTGTGGACCTGCCGATCCATTACCTGGTTGCGGTTGTTGCTGTTGTTGTTGCATAGCTGCGGCTTTTGTTTGTTCTATCATCTCTTGTCTTTCTTCTGGAGTTGTTCTTAATTCAGAAGGAATACCTAATTTGTCTGCAACAAAATCTGCTACTCGATCTATTCGTATGGCCATTTGGCCCATAGGTCCAAGCTGTCCTACAATCTGTAACCATCCCATGGCCACAGAAACTTCCTCTTGGCTTTGGGCAAGTGCTAATGGGCTGGTAGGTTGAAGTTTAACCTCTAACCCATTAACACTTAAAGGGAGTGATACGATACCTTTTTCATCCATCACAGCTAAAGTTCTTTTTACTATAGGATTTACCGCTTCAGAAATTAATCTACCAAAGGCAGCTCCTAAATTTTGAGATAATTCTTTCATTCTTTCTACAATTTCTGTAGCAGATCTAGCACTCTGCGTATCTGGTGGTAAACTTTCGTCTAATAATATTTTTTTAATATTCATTCTTAAATCATTAATAACCAGTTGGCTTAAATTAATATCTCCAGATCTTGCTAATGGTTTTAAAGATGGACCTGTTGGACCATCATTTCTTGCCACTGGTATAATTGCTCCAGGAGCTATCCTTACTGTTTGAGGATTTAAAACACCATCATCACTTGCGGTATAAACTCCTGCAATATTGATACTTGCATTTTTTAAAAGCAGCTCAACAGTTTTATTTAAAGTCTTAATATCTGGGAGGGCTGAAATTAGAGGGCCTCTGCCATATATTTCTCCTGCAACTTTCATATACCTACTGATCACCCATGGGCTTGTTTTAAAATATCTTTCTACAATTTTCTCTGGTCCTTTTTTCCAGATAACACAATAACGATAATTACCTTCATCTACGTCATACATGGTAGCTTCACTAAATGTTGTAAAGTCATCTTCCTTTTCATCTATAAGTCTTTTAAGATCTGGAGGAATTTTAGCGTCTGGATATTCTCTTAATATATTTCCATTTTTTAATGTTAATTTTCTATAAACATTTTCAATTCTGCCATGAGGTCCTTCTTCATAAGCAATTAAATATTGTGGTATTGCAACAAACTTAACTGGTTCTTCTTCATCTCCAGGCAAGATCAACATACAAGCTGTGCCTACACAGAGATCCATTAAAAATTCTCCTATGGCTAAATCAAAATTAGTTTGCCTTAACACTGAAAACATTTTTTCATTTATTTCGTCTAAAGCAATTTGAATTTCTGATTTTCTTTCAACTGGTACAGCCGAGCCTGGCTCTATCCTTACCCATTTACGATAGGGAGGAAATAAAGCAGATTGTATTCTGTTGGCAAATCTTTGCACAGCATGAATAGCGGTACTGTCAAATATTCTGGATGTTTTTTTTTGTCCTGGAGAAGCCTCATAATAACCATCATATAAATTTCTTTGAGGCAAAGCATATTCATAACACTCTTGGTAAATATCCTTCCACAAATCCTTACGAGCTTCTGCTTTTCTAAATTTTTCTAAAATTTGTTTAGTGTTATAGTTCATTTTTTCTTTTTCTTTTTACTCAAGCCCAACATTTGAAGCATTTAACTAAAAAATGCCAGCAATAATAGTCCACAAAATAATAAGTCCAACTGCAGAAATAAAAATCTTCTTCTTCATAGAACTTTTATTCCAGAAATTTTTTATCATTTCCATAGATCCTCCTTAATAGTTATTCATTTACTTCCCACTTTTCGTTTCATACTACCTTCGTGGTCCATATCAAATTTACCTTTGGTAGCTTTAGCATAAATTTTAGCTTGTTGTACTCCCTTTTTATTATAAGGAAATACTCTAGCTTTACCTTCTTTGCTAGTTACTTTTGGCATCTAGCCTCTAGTTACACCAAGAGTACTGGTAGTATTAAAAGGTAATCCCAATTCACTACTATCTCTTGCTGCTAACAATAATCTTCTTCCACCAGTAGCTCTTGCTCTACTTCTTCTTGCAAGTTGCTGTTTCTTATCCGCTTCAGCTCTTGCTGCAGACTTTTCGCCTTCAGAAATTCTGCTTTCTACTGCTGGAGGCGGAGAAGGTATTTTTGGTGCTGAAAAAAATCCACCCATTTTATTTATTCTCCTTTTCCATTTAGTTTACTTAACATAATATAATCACTTCCATCTGGTCCAAATGATTTCATTATGCCTTCTCTGATAAATAACAGTTTTTCAATCCATTTTAAAGCAGTAAGATTGTTGCTATCTACCGAAACCTGTATCCTTCTTAAATCAAACAAATCAAAAGCACAATCAAAGAATACCTTGGTAGCTCTATGAAAAGGAAAGGCTATTTTAAATTGTTTAAGCTCTTTGCTCGGTATTAACCATGCCTCTGCTACTCCAGGAAACATATTTAATAAACCAAAACAAACTACTGGCTTTGTATCATAATACCCTGTGTAGGCAGCATTGTTGATAATATTTTTTTCTAAATACTTTTCATAGCCAGGAATAGATTTAAAATATTTTTTTTGATATTCTTCCAGATTAAGAAACCAAAGATGTTTAGGATGGAAGTGAGTAACTTTTTTTTCAACTCCATCTAATCTCATAAGTTTATTTAATTTTTCCAGGTGAAGATCTACCATAAATCAAAATCCATTTTTGCTACCGCATCTTTTAAAAAGCTAGGATTGGTTGTTCTGGTCAATCTGCGAAATTCTCCTCCACCTAATAAAGCATAACCCAAAGCATCTCCAACGTGAGAGTGTTGATTTTTATTTGGCTTATCTCGAAACCTATCCTGGCCAGATATTTGTACTCGCTTAAAATGATAACCACCTGCCAAACTTTTTCTTACTCTATTGCATTTACTATTCACAAGCAGTCCAGGCTTGCCTTGTATTAATCTATTCATAGGAGCTGCAACAGCTTCTCTCCTGGTTTTAAAATCATTCGTTGCAGTTGGCCGAGCAAGAATACCCAATCCTTTTAAATGATCAAAAGCAGTAACTTCAAAAATTTGATCTCTGGACATTCCTGCAGGATCACCCCATACCTGCAAATCATATTTTGGAAATTTAATCTCCAATTCTGTTTTTAATAAATGACCAAATCTTTCTAATCCCATTTCAAAAGTTACAAGCTCATGCAAAATATACCAGCAGCCATTAGGTTGTCTTTGACAAAAAACTGCAGCAGGAGTTAAACCAAAGTCTAATCCAACTATAATCGGTGTACCTGGTTGTGCTTCTAATAATTCCATGGCCATAGAGCTGTCATCATATTCACTCCATACCGCCTTACCATCTTGAACAAAAGTATATTTGGCCTGGCCATAACATCTGATCCAATCTTTTGTTTTGCCTGCCAATATTTGTGTGTAGTATCCAGAAGGAAGATTATCTAAATTTTCCGCTTTGTCGCTTTCATGCCACCAAGATCCTGCAGAAAAAATAAATCCATTAGCTTCTGGCATCTCTGGTAAAACTTCTTTGTTAATTTCTTCAACACCTGCAGGCTGCTCAAAAAATTTCCAGGCAAATCTTCCTTTGGGTAAAGGTTCTTTCTTTGAAACAACATACCACCAGTGATCATCTTCCATGCTGTTTGTATCCATCCACACTCCTCTCCAGGTTGGTCCTCCATCTGCTTTGCTAGGGTATCTTCCTACTCGGTGAGTTAATCCATCTATAACCGCCTTGGGTAATTCTCTGGCCTCGTTCACCCAAGCTCCAGTAAGTTCTAGGGATAAAAGTTTTCTAACATCTTTGGGCTGATCTAAAGCTAAAAAAATAACTTCACAATCTATTCCTGCAGCTCCTTCCCTGGCAGGAAGTCTTATGTGGTGTGATATAGGAGGTGACCACCGCATCCCTCCCCATATATTTTCTGGAAATATCTCTTGCCAGGTTTTAATTGTTGTTGTTCTTAATTCTGGATATGAGTTTCTAACTATAACAAATCTGCTATATTTTATTCCATCCCTCGGAGAAGCTTTTTGTTTGACTGCTCTTAAAAATATGTCTGCTGCACAAGCATAAGATTTACCAGATCCAACTGGACCAACTAATCCTCTAACAAAAGAATTGTCCTGTAGAAAATTATAAATGGTTGCAGATTTTTTAAAATTAAATTTTAGGTCGTGCATTTTTTATAGCTTCTATTTCTTCATTAGCTTTGTCCAGGTCCTCTGTTACATTTTCTAATTTTTGTGTAGCTCTTTTTAATGCACTTTCTTTTTCCTTAACACTACTTTGTAGTTCCGCTTTTTCATCTTTCAAAACTCTCACCTGGTCTTTTTAATTTTTATGAATGGAGAGTTAATAAAAATGCCAGTTGTTATAGAACTTGATCAATCCTGCAGCGATATATTTATAAAAATTATTGATAAAAATAATTTAGAAACAATAGCATTTAGAAATAGAGAAATTTTTGCATACTATTGTAAAACACATAAGGGCGATTGGATAAGTTAGTTTATGGCAAAACCTAAATATGGAGGATATAAATATGACAAAAAATCCAGACAGAAGCGTAAAGGCAGACACTCTAAAAATGTTAATCCTAAACATAAAAAAGTTAAAAGCAGGTATAGAGGGCAGGGAAAATAAT